GTCCGAGAGCCAGGAGCTCGTGTTCCTGCAGACTTTCGCTCGGCGCATCCGCGTCACGCGCCAGATGCTGGTGAACGACGACCTCGGCGCCTTCACCGACTTCGCCAGCATGATCGGCCGGCGCGTTGCCGACTTCGAGAACGCCACGGCCTATGCGCTGGTGAACAGCGCCACTGGCGACGGCCCAACGCTGGTGACCGGCGCGGCGCCCGTCTTTGCCAGCGGCGCCGCGCGGCTGAACAAGGCCACCGCCGGCACGCTGCTCGACCTGGGGAATCTCGCGTTGGGGCGTGCCGCGGTCATGCGCCAGCGGACGCTGGACGGGCTGCCGATCGCGGTCGGCTCGCAGATGCGCCTGCTGGTCGGGCCGAACCAGGAGCTCGCCGCGCGGCAGCTCACCGTCTCGGTGCAGGCGACGCAGACCAGCAACGCCAACGTCTACGCCGGCTTCGTGCAGCCGCTGGTCGAGCCGCTGATCCCCGCCAACCGCTGGTACCTGTTCTCCGATCCCTTCGCCGCACCCGTCTACGTCTACGGCTATCTAAACGGCGCCGAGGGGCCGCAGGTCACCACCGGCAATGTCCAGGGCGTGGATGGCGTCGAGGTGTCGGTGATCTTCGACTTCGGCGTCGGCGCCATCGACTGGCGCGGCGCCTGGTTCAATCCGGGCATCTGAGCCCGGCTCCTCCCTTCCATCGTGAACCCATGCAGAGGGCGCCCGACACCGGGTCCCGGCCAAGCGACTGCTTGGCTGGGTGGTGTGGGCGCCTTCTGCGTTTCTGGAGACCCCATTGCCATGCGCAACTACGTCCAGCCGGGCAACAGCCTGGCCATCGCTGTCCCCTATGCGGGCGGCATCCTCTCCGGCCAGGGCGTCCTGGTCGGCGCGCTGTTCGGTGTGGCCGCCGTCGATGGTGCGCAGAACGCCATCATCGAGGCCGCCACCCAGGGCGTCTTCGACATCACCAAGGAGCCGGCACTCGCCATCACCGCCGGCGCCCGCGTCTTCTGGGACAACACCAACCGGCGCATCACCACCACCGCCGCGGGCAACTTCCAGGTGGGCATCGCCAGCCTGGCGGCGCTGGCCGCCGACCCCACCGTCAGGGTGTGGCTCAACCGCGTGCCGGCGCTCGGCACGTGAGCATCGATCCGAAGACCACGCGGGGCTACCGCAACCGCAACCCGGGGAACATCGAGCATGTCCCGGCCAACAAATGGCAGGGGCTGGCCGATCCCCCTTCGGACGGACGCTTCTGCCGCTTCACCAGCCATGAGTTCGGCATCCGGGCGCTGGCGGCCCAGCTGGTCACCTACCAGGACCGGCACAAGCTGCGCACGCCGCGGGCGATCATCGAGCGCTGGGCGCCCAAGGTGGAGAACGACACCGCGGCCTATATCGCGGTGGTGGCACGGTGGATCGGCGTCGGACCGGATGATACGATCGACCTGCATCGGCACGATCACCTCCGCCCGCTGGTGGAGGCGATCATCCACCATGAATGCGCCGGCCTGACCTATCCGGCGCCCGTGATCGATCGCGCCCTGACCCTGGCCGGCGTACCGCCCGCGCCGCCGGTGACGCTGAGGGAGGTCGCCGCCGTCACAGGCACCGGTCGCGGCGCCATGCTGGTGGGCGCGGCGGGTATCGCAACCGCCGTGGCGCAGGCCGCACCGGCGATCCAGGCGCTCGGCACCCTGGCGCCGGCCGTCGCCATCGCGGTCATTGCCGCCGCCGTGGTGGGCGTCCTCGCCTGGCGCCTGCGGCGGCCGGCATGAGCGCCTTTGCCGCGGCCATGGACACGCTGGCCGCGGATCCGAACATCGGTGCAGATGCACTCTACCGGGCCGGTGGCACGGGCGCGCCAGTTCCCCTGCGCGTGGTCCGCTCGGCACCCGATCGGCTTGGCGACGCCTTCGGAACCAGCGTCATCCAGGCCAGCGACGTGCTGACCGTCGCCATTGCCGTCCTGCCCACCGTCGCGGCGGACGACACCTTCTCCCTCGGGTCCGACACCCTGACCGTCCAGCACGCCGAGCGGGACGCGGCAGGCATCGCCTGGCGCGTCTTCTGCCGCCGATAGGAGCACCGCCATGATCGACCCCGAACGCATCGGCGGCATCGTCGGCGAGGCGCTGCTCGCCGGCGCCCTGGGTGCGCTCGGGGCGATGGCGCGCTTCTCGTCCACCGACCGGCCGCTCCTGACGCGTGCCTATCTGCTGCACGCCCTGGCCGGCGGCAGCCTCGGCACCGGCGCCTGGCTCATCGCGCATGCCTTCGAGCTCGACGGCTGGTGGCTGTTCGCCGTGGCCTGGCTGGCCGGCACGCTCGGCTACGCCGCCCTGCATGACCTGCTGCTGCGGATCCTCAGCCGCAAGTTCGGCGGGCGCTGATCCATGCGGCTCGGCGCGAGCATCGTCGGCGACCTTCGCAAGGTGCTGGCGGACGAGGTGCGCGCCGGCGAGCGCGCCGCCATGTCCGCCATCCGCGCCGAAACGGATCAGGTGAAGGCTGAGCTGCGCCGGCAGGTCACCACCGCCTTCTCGGGCAACGCGCGCGGCATCGCCAATGCGTGGCGGTCGATGATCTTCCCGCGGACGGGTCAGTCGCTGCGGCCGGCGGGGTTGGTCTTCACCAAGGTGCCGAATGTCATCGACGCCTTCGAGCGCGGCGCGCTGATTCGCGCCAAGGGTGGCGGGAAGTTCCTGGCCATCCCGACCGGCTTCAATGCGGCGCGTGGACGTCGGGGACGTGGCGAGAAGGGCATGCGGGTGACGCCGGCCCAGATGGTCGCCTCGGGCCAGGCCTTCCTGCGGCCGTTCAAGTCGGGCCGGGGCTTCGTCTGGTGCCTGCCGCTGCGGCAGGGCGAGCAGACCGGGCGGCGGCGCAGGACCCGCTTGGTGGCTGGTGGCGTCACCGAGGTCGGCACCGCCAACCGCAAGGGGCGCGAAGCCTGGGCGCGCGGCCTGCTGGAACAGGGGATGGTGCCGATGTTCCTGCTGCTGCCCCAGGTGAAGCTCGCCAAGCGGCTCGATGTGCGCGGCGCCGCCGAGCGCGGGCTGCGCCGGCTTCCGGGGCGCTTCGTGGCGGCCTGGGAGCGCGAGAGCGGGAGCGCAGGATGAGTGCGCGCGAGACGGCCATTGCGGCCTTGCAAAGCCGGCTGGTCACGTCCCTGGCTGTTCGGAACCCGGTGCCGATCGTGCTGCGCGGTGAGCCCATCCCGCAGCGCATCCCCGCCGGCGGGCTGGTCATCATCCGTGATGGGGAGACGGTGGAGGAAACGCCCGTCCTTTCACCGCTCGCCTGGCAGATCGAGCATCGCGCTGAGGTCGAGATCACCGTCGCCGGCGCCACACCCGCCGCGCGCAACACCCTGCTCGACGCACTGCTGATGGATGTCGCCGCGACCATCACCGCCAACCGTACCCTCGGCGGCGCCGTCGAATGGGCGCAGCCCGGCAGCGCGTCCTTCGAGGATGTCGAGTTCGAGGGCGCCGCCGCAGCCCGCGCCGCTGCCATCCCCGTCACCCTCTGGTTCACCGTCGCCGGCTCGCCGCTGGCCTGATCCCCTTCCAGGAGAACGCCCATGCCCCGTGCCATCGGCGCGAATTGCCGCCTGCTCATGCTGCCCGAAACCATCTACGGCACCGCGCCCGGCAGTAACTGGCGGCGCATGCCGTTCCTGTCTTGCGACCTCGGCGCCGAGCAGCCGCTGCTCGATGCCGATGTCATCGGGGTCGGCAGCAACCGCGATCCGGCCGCGCCCTTTCTCGACACGGTGACGGTCGCCGGCCAGGCGGTGGTGCCGGTCGATCTGATTAACATCGGCCACTGGCTGCGGCTGCTGCTCGGCGCGCCGAACACCACCGGCACCACCAACTTCATCCACACCTTCGGCTCGGGCGCGACCACGCTGCCCAGCAACGCGATGGAGATCGGCTATCCCGATGTCCCGTCCTTCGACGTGTGCACCGGCGTGCGCGCCGACACGCTGGAGCTGGACTTCACGCCGACCGGCGCGGCGACGGCCACCTTCGGGCTGCTGGGCCAGGGCAGTACCCGCACTGGGGCGACCTCCGGCGGCACGCCGACAAGTGCGGCCTACACCGCCTTCAACAAGGCGCAGGGGTCCATCACCCGCAGCGGCTCGGCGCTGGCGCAGGTCACTGGCGCGCGGCTCACCTACGCCAACGGCATGGAGGCGGTGCGCACCATCCGCGCCGATCGCCGCGTCGAGGGCGTGGATCCCGGCATCGCGCGCTGCACCGGCCAGATCACGGTTCGCTTCGAGAACACCACGCTGCTGGCGCAGGCGCAGGCCGGTACCTCTGCGGAATTCGCGCTGGCCTTCACCATCGATGCCAACCGCAGCCTGACCATCACGCTGCACGAAGTCTATCTTGCACTGGCCAAGACCCCGATCGAGGGGCCGGCCGGGGTGGAAGCCAGCTTCGACTTCAGGGCAGCGTTCAACGCGACGGCAACGCGGATGATGACCGCCGTGCTTCGGAACCAGCAGGCGGGGACGGAGTATGCGTGACGCTCGTCGAGTCGCCGGCATGAGCCAACATGCGAAACCTGCGGGTTCAGAGGTAGTCGTCATCCTTGGATCACATGCTGTGCGGCGTCCGCTCAGCGTTGCGCAGCTGCCTCCCGCGCGGCAGCGGCCTTCGCGGCGCCCTTGCGCCATAGCTTGACCGACGAGGCCAGCAGGATGGCGCCGAGTACGAGCTTCAACGCCCCGACCGGAAGGAAAGGCAGCAGCGCGGCCCCTGCCATCGCGCCGAGGATCGACCCGGCAGCCATCGGCGCAGCGACCCCACGCAGGACTGCGTGGTCGCGGTAGCCACCGGCGCGGGCATGGCGCAGCACGCCGACGGCCACGGCGGGGAGGCTGACCATGAGGCTCGCCGAACCCGCCGCACGTATGTCGAGGCCGAATCCAAAGATTAGTGTCGGGATGATGAGTTCGCCTCCCGCCACGCCGAGCAGCGAGGAGACGAGGCCGATGACCACTCCGGCGACTGCACCCGCCGGGGCGCGCCACCAGCCGCCGGGTTCCGCCCCGAGGTGCAGCGCCTCCCCGACCATAGATTCGACAAGGAGGAGCATGCCGATGCCGGCCAGCAGCACGGCAATGACGCGCGTCAACCTGACGGCGTCGATCCGCGTGAGTAATCCCGCACCGAACCACGCCGCTGTCATCGCGGCGAGGGTGAGCGCAGCAATCTCGTGGGCATGCGGCCAGAGGTCCGGCGCCGTGCCGAAGCCGAGCCGGGCCACGGCGGAGGCGCCGAGGGTGACGAGGCTCACCAGCAGATTCAGCCGCACCGCCTGGTGCGCCGCCAGCGCAAAAAGGCCAAGCAGGACCGGTAGTCGGAACTCTGCACCACCGAGGCCGATCAGGCCGCCCAGCGTACCGATCGCGGCCCCCCAGCCGAGTGCGGAGAGCGACAAGGTTCTCATCTGTCGCTGTGTCGTGCCATGGCGTCATCCCAGGTTCGGCGCGGGCGTGTGCCGGACGGCAGGGCGTTCGCGACAAGGCCGAGCTTGCCGGCGCGGGTCTGGTTCGCCGGCCTGCATTGGACCACAGCGCTCTCCTGTCGCTATCTTTTTCGGAAGATAGCGGTCGGTGGCTCCTGGTTGCAACTGGCAGTGGTGGCGCCGCCGCCAGCGCCGTGGTTCCCTCGCCTGATGGCGGCGAAGCGAAACACTGGGGAGAAGGGCGCACGCCGGGCGCTGACACTGCGCCTCGCGCTGGGCGAGGGTGTGGCGCTCGGTCCCGGCAAGGCGGAGTTGCTGGAGGGCATCCGCGACGCAGGCTCCATCGCCGCAGCCGGGCGGCGGATGGGGATGAGCTACCAGCGCGCGCATGACCTCGTAGTGGCGTTGAACGCGGACTTCCGGGAGCAGCTTGTGGCGACCGCCATGGGAGGCACGGGCGGCGGCGGGGCGCGGCTCACATCGCTCGGCGAGGAAGTGCTGCGCGCCTACCGCGAGGCCGAGGCCGCCGCCGAAACAGCCGTGGCGGACCGACTCGTCTGGCTGCGCAGCGCGCTGGCGCGGCGCGACTGAGGCCGCACCGACAATAGCCGACATCTAGGCTGCCGCTTCCCCAAGCGGACACGACTCAAGCCGAACAACGGAGAATCCCATGCTCACACTCGACCTCCCGGTCGAGCCGTACTGGCTCGACCTGCCGCGCGGCGTCCGCGTGGAAATCCGTCCCGTCACCACTGCCGTGATGGCCGCGGCCCAGGCCGGCTCCGCACGTCGCCTCGGCGCGCTGCGTACCGCGGACACGGACCTCGACCCTGACATGGCGCGCGGCCTTGCCTTCGCCTTCCTCGTCAAGGCGCTGGCCCGCCACGCCGTCACCGCCTGGGAGGGCGTCGGCGACGCCGCCGGCAAGCCGCTGCCGCTCTCGCCCGAGGCCATCGAGCGGCTGATGGACATGGACGAGATCGCCGCCGCCTTCTGGGACCGTGCCACCGGCCCGGTCGCCGCCATGGCCCTGGAGGGAAACGGCTAAGGGCTCGCGCCGAATGGCATTTCGGCTCGGGTCCTGACTACTGCCGCGGCTGCGCGGCACTGGACCGCGACTGCGGCCTGGCCTGCCCCTACGCCGCCCACGCGCCGGCCAGTGTCGAAGGCGCCGCAGCCTGGGCCGCCGGCACCACCTGCGCCACGGCGACCATGGCCGGCCTCGACTTGGACATGCCGGCCGCGCTCGTCACCGCCCGCGAGATGGGCGCCTCTGGATGGGCGGTGGCCGAACTGCTGCTCACCATGCGCATGGGCCTCGCCGCCGGCAACGCCGCCCGGCGCTCTGATCCCCCCGGGCCCTGACCCCCCCCCAACGCAGGAGGCGTGACGCATGGCGGATAGCACGCGCCGCGTCTCGGTCCGGCTGTCGCTGGACGATGCTGCCCGGGTCAAGCAGGAGCTGCGCGAGGTCGGCGAGACCGGCCAGCGCAGCCTGGAGCGCATCCAGGGTGGCGCCGATCGCGCCTCCCGCGCGCTGGACCTGCTCGATGTCGCCGTCCGCGGCGTGCAGATCGCCGGCCTCGCCGCAGGCCTGCGCGCCGTGGTCGTGGCGGGCGACGCGCTCACCCAGTCCATGGGCCGGCTCAACACCGCGCTGGGCTCCGTCGAACGCGCTGGCGAGATCTACGATCGCCTCTATCGAGACAGCCTGCAGACTGGCGTGGCCGTCCGCGAGAGCGTCGACGCCTTCGCCCGCTTTTCGATCGCCGCCCGTGAGATTGGCGCCACCTCCGACCAGGTCGCCACCCTGGTCGGCGGGCTCCAGCGCATCGCCATCGCGTCGGGCGCGTCGCAGCAGGAGATCGCCTCCTCCACCCAACAGCTCGCCCAGGCCCTGGCCTCGGGCACGCTGCAGGGCGATGAGCTGCGGTCCATCCTGGAGGGCCTGCCGACGCTGGCGCAGGCGCTGGCGCGCGAGCTCGGCGTCTCCATCGGCGAGCTGCGCAAGCTCGGCTCCGAGGGCAAGCTCACCGCGGACACTGTGTTCCCGGCGCTGCTGCGCGCCGTCGAGCGGCTGAATGGTGAGTTCGAGCGTGCGCCGCTTTCCGTTGGCCGCGCCTTTGGCCAGCTCACCGCCGCGGCGGA